GTCTCTTTTCCTCATGGAAAAAGGACTTTCGGTGGAAAACCACACTCAGGAAGCCTCAGACCAAGAGAAGCAGAAAAAGACGAGAAAGAAAGAAAATAAAACGGAGGAATAACCTCACTAGAAGAAATATTAACTAAAATACTCGTCTTTCAAAGGCGAGAATACTACGGGTAAAATATTAGTAAAATTACTGCGATTAACACCTCACATAGCTTGCATGCCAAGCAAACTATGCATGTTGCGGTTAACATCATCCGCTGTGTGTCGCTCCGTGTTCTCCTCCTTGCTACCGACATTTCCATCGAGACCAAATAGATTATTCTTTACGTTGCGTAATGCTGCTGCTTTCATTTGAAAAACGGCTTCTCTGGCTCGTGGTGGAGTTTTAGATGTGATTCGATAGAAATCGAATGCATATCTTGCCAAGCTCATATCGGTTAAATTTCGCTGAAGGCCATACCTCGGCATGTATGGTTTCTCTGCATTTCTCATTACAATATACGTTTCAGCTACGTTACTGTAATGGGCCATGACTTGGCGAAGAGTGGGTTTGGCATGTTCGATCATTGGCTGTAAATTAAATGTGACTTGTTCCTCGCCATCCATCATTACCCACTCTCCATTCAAATTTGGTGATGTTCCATTGTCAATACACCATACTATAAATCCATTGACCATAACATCAAATTGCTCGCGAGTGACTCCATAACTCGACATTGCTCCTTCATACCACGCTTCAAACTGCGCTTGTGTTGCATACACATTTGATATGTCTTCTTCTCTTGGTGCGTAGGTTATTAGGTGATCCAAGTTAATGGCTGCTCTCCCCTTAACCTTCGGTATGTACAGCTGAGAATTTAACTTTTTCAATCGTGGTATTTGAAACAAGCCAGGTGTGCCTGCATTCACTTCTCTATCATCTCTTCGTGCTACTTCACTTGTTGCCGGTCCTTTATCTTTTGATGGTGGGGCTACTCCTGCATTCTTCACATCACCTGATTGGTGCCGCACTTCAGTCTGTGTTTCTCCTTTTCTCCTTAAGACTTCTTGTAGTCTCTTAAGTGCTGCTGCTCGATGTGAAACTTGATTCTTTTCCAATGGACTCATTTCAGCGTATGTTTTACCGGTTTGCTTATCCTGGAAAATACAATCCCATCCAAATCCATTGTGACCCCTTTCCTCATACACTATATCTCCGTTTGAGATTCCTTCCACAATTTCCATCGTCTTTCCATCATACAATGCGAATGTGCATATGGCTTGTGCAGCGGTTTTCTCAGAACATGTGACCATGTCAATGATTGTTTCGTTCGAAAAGAATTTAACGTATGGTCCTGGCATTCTATTACATCCAATCAGCTCAAGTGACGTGTCCTCGACAAGAACTGGAGTCTGTAATTTCTGAAAGGCTAATTTAGCTTTACACATGATTATTTCCTGCCGAGTYCCTTGTACTTCTGTAAGATTGAGCGGCGTTTGCACTAAAACAATTCCTGTGCCATTTGTGATGGCCGCGACTTCAGCAAATTTATTTTTATTTCCCGTCACGAAATTGATTTCAATGCTATCATCATTGTCCTCGAGAGCTCTCAAGTACACTTCAATCTCTTCTTTTGTTGTGTCAATCCCCGTGTACAGTTTCTTCAAGGCCGTCTCTGCAATGTATGGTGCCTTTCCTTCTTTCGCAAGTTGTGTGTATGGCATTTGTTCAAGTGTCCACTGATAAAATTTCCTAATTTCGTGGACCAACCATGTGTAACCCCATGCCTCAATCATTGCCGCACATATTGCTTCCAACCTATGCTCTGGTTTACTCGACCTATCCCATTCAAGAATTGATACAATTCGTGCTTCTTCCAATTTTGGAATCCACATGTCATTGTACTTGATGGCTTTGTGGGACATAAACCAGAGTTCGCTTTTGTCTGTTGTCCTTGATGTGAAATCATAATGAAGACCAAGCTGCTCGAAATGATCCTTGAATTTATCGAGAATTTGCTCAATTTCTGGGTTAATAGCTATGATCAAATCATCACCATTGGCAAAGAAACGAAAATCGTTTTCGTAGTTTTCAATTTCAATGCCACACTTGAGCAGTGTATAGAAAACTGAAAGAATGACCATCAAAGTATTATCTACTACAGTTGATGGTTGACCACTATTATTGCCTTTGAATTTCTTTATTATAGTTCCATCAGGTGTTGCAATTGGTGTGTAGGTTATTTCAGTGTACAGATTTTGCAACATTTGCTCACCCACGTCCCATTCTTCCATGAAGTGCAACCTGATTCTGAGAACTGCATTTATAAGATATGGTGATAATGAGCTATCAAATCTTGATCCATCTGCATCACAATACACCCATCCATCTGGCAATCCATTCATCAATTGATTCCACCCTCCATAAAATTTTGTCATTCCAACACTCCAAGGGCACTTCAAATTCAGATCGTAAAATTGATTATTGAAGTCATCCACACAGACTTTTCCGCCTAATAAAGTATCAAGTGGTGCTGCAGTGAAGACTCTTGTCTTGTTTTCTTTCACTTTCTCGATCGGTCTTAATTCTGCCTTAAGAGATCCATTCCAAACTCCCATTTTACCTGTGTAAAGACGAAGACAGCTCTCCTTAACGATTTCTTCCTTGTCTTCATTCGAAAATGCTTCAAAATAATCTCTCTTCTTACCTGTATACAATGCTCCAACCGCTGATTTCATATTGAGTGAATCTACAATCGTAACTCCGCTTGTGACGTAGTCACATTTTTCAAATCCCCAACTCTCAAGTTTCTTTATTAAACATTCCAACGCTTTTTCAAAGACATCACAGTCAATTTCACCGATTCTAATTTCTGTGGAATATTTTGTGATATCCTTTATGAAAGCTTCTTTGTTTAAGCGTGACTTGTCGTATTTTGAGAGATAAGGTTCAAATAACTTTCTTTCTTCTGGATGTGTTTCAAGATATGTGTTGAAAAGCATGCACTTGCCTTTAACAGTGTGTTTTGTCACAAGCTGATTTGGGCATTGAGCTACTGCTTTCAAATTTCCTTGAAGCGCATTGTACATCCATTTACTTCGTGAGTCRTACGCTTGCATTGCGACTTCGTGATCTTGTAGATCCATTATCAGCTTTGTGGGATTGAAAATACAACCAGGTTGACTTTTCCTAATCCACAATGAGCCCCAACTTAGCAGATCTGGGTTATATTTCCACTGTTTAACCCATTGTTGATTCGCTTCAGTGTTCAAGAATTCTTTTTCAAAATTTTCCGGAATTGCAACAAAGTAATTCTTCTCATCACGAACGGATGTTAAGCTATGAATTCCAACAATCCATCCATCAGCTGTACTCACCATGGGGAATCCACATTGTCCATCTTTTGTTGATATCCAGTGTGACCAAAATGTACTATTCTCTCGTGGGTAAATTGCACTTGTTTCAGATACCACACTTGAACAGCTCTTCTGTTGGAAATTTGTTCCGACCATGCAGATTCGTTCACCTTGTTTTGGTGGTCTGAATCGTAACTTCATTGGTGATACTGGAAAGTCCTTAGGAGTCTTAATGATCAACATATCATACTTGGCAATTGGTAACATTTCAAGCTGTGTTGTATTTTTACATACAAATTCTCCATGTCTTGATTTGATGTGCAATGTTCCATTGTTATGCTCAAATAAATGTTGATTCGTTATTATTAAACCTCCATACAAGATGCCATACAACTCTCGATGAAACCCATCTGAATGATTTGTTAAATGGCATATAGCTCCTGCAATCGGATTGTAATCACGCAAGCCATATAATAATGATTTACTCTCGTGCTCCACTTGCATATCCAATCCTGGTTTTGGCTTTGGAATAGCTTCAATGTCGATCTCCACTGCATCTCCTGTTTGTCGTAAGACACCTTCTTTTTCTGGAAAACCTGCTATTGTGTTGGTGTTTCGACTCACAACATATGGATTATGTGGTGTCAGATCAACTTTTAAGGCTTTTCCTTGAAAATTCTTGGTATAGTAAGCTTGTATGCCTGTTCCCAATGCTTGCCTATCCAGTAGATCCTCATTGATTGCTTCTTCACGAATTTGGCCAAAGTGATCTTGCACATCTCTGATACTAGTGTAAACACTTTCATCTAATGTGCAACCTGTGAGTGGATCTACGAATCGAACTGCTGAAAAATCATCTGGATTGAATCCGTACATRTTTATAAACTTTCTATTCTTAATTCCACTCCCTCTGGTTCGTCCACTCTTCTTGCCTTTTGCGGTGTATGCTTCTCCAAAGTAATGTTCCATTGTCCCATCATCTCCGAAGACTTCTCTACCTTGCTTTCTGTCACGGGCGTCACGGAATTTCAACTTAAGACGTTGTCGTTTACTGTAGCCTTGGTGTTGCACTTCACATTGCATTTTTGCTACGAGATGCTCATATAGCATCCAAGCGCCTCCACATATTATGCCACCAATAACTAGCAGATCTTTTGTTATGAGACTCCGATTCCATCTTCCTTTCAATTCCAAATTCTTCGCCACACTATCTTTCGACTGATGATAAACACATGATAAAGCTGGAAACTTTTCAATTAAACCCCTTGTGCTAGCATCTGTCTGTAGATTTTTGAACTCTAAAAGTTGTGTCCTTGCATTTTGCAATTTTGTCAAATTTTCAGCTGTGTGATCAACAAGGTATTTTGCACGTATTGCGTTGGATAAACTTGCTAGACTGAATGAGTGCATTCTGACTGAATTGTATTTCAGTGATTCAAAATGATTTTGCTTTGTCTGTTCTTGCTGGATCAACTGCTCTATGATGGAAAGTGTTGTTGGAATTGCATGCACATCTGTTTGCAATGTGTAAGCAATTTTTCCTGTCTGAGCACTTGTGAGTTTCCCAAACCCTGCATCTCCTTTGTATTTTTGAACAGCATTCCACAACTTTTCATATACACGTTCTGGTATATCCTTGACAAAGAAAGGTATGCGTGTTGAATCATCTAAGGATATTTGCACTCCACACTTACGCATTTCTTCAACCGTCAACCATGTATGCACACTCTGATTCGGTATGGCAAATTTGTTCAACATCATTTCTGATGTTCTTAGTTTGAAGCACTTTAAAATCTCATGAATTTCATTGTGCATTGTGCCATCAAACCTCACAAAATTGTACATAAAATATGGTGACAGTTCAAACTGTTGCATTGCTCTTGCTTGTTGGCAAGTTATGTTTCCAAGTATTGAAGTTGAAACATTTTGAGCCATAACTGGTAAACCGTATGCGAAACAAAGAAGAGCTGCTTCAGTTGACACAATCTGTGGTATTTCAGTCAATCCTCTTTCTGTTCTTCCAATTCTTAGAGCTGTGCCTTTCTTGTTTCTACCCACTCTGCCCAATCTCTGTATTCTTTCTCCGTAACTGATGCTTTGTTTGTTGTATCTAATCATTCTGCTCTCAACATCAAGTATGGGGACAACTTTCATACCAAAGTCAACGACAACATCTATATCTATTGTCACTCCATTCTCAATAATGTTTGTGGCGACGATGAAATGTTTTTGTTCATCCGTTCCTTCTGTGGTGATTTCGACATTTCCTGTTTTCATTGTCCGTCCATCAACTTTGGTGACTTTATAGTTCTTGCTCATTAGCAATTTTGCACATTGGTCCACTTCATTATAACTAGCAACATAAACTAGGATGTTATTCCCATCTTGTGTCACATCAGCATTTATTGCCCGACCTTGTGCTTCAACAAATTGCTGTATGCTCAGGTTATCTTCAACCTTTAGCTTAACTGGATGTTGTGTTTCGAATTCCACCTCCTTACCTGGTGGTGTTGCTGACACTTTCAAAATCTTTCCAGGAAATTCGTATTCCTTCAAGAGGCACCTGAATGCTATGGCTGAGGCATCATGCACGTGACACTCATCGAACATGATGAAATCATAATTTCTGAGTGCCTGTGGGTTGTTTGCTATTGAATGTAAAGCAAACCCACTRGTCATAATCGTTATCGGCGTTGAGCCAAATCGATTGTACCCTCTCATTTGCAACGTCACGTCCATCAGAAATGGTTCACTATTCAGTTGCCTGCTTACATTCTCTGCTAATGGTCTTGTTGGTTCAAGCATAAGCACTCTGCCTTTCTTGCTCAGATGGAAGGGTAGTCCAGTTGATTTCCCTGAGCCAACTGCGCCTCTAACTAAGAATTCAGTGTGCACGTCATGTGCAATTTCATTCGCAACACTAGCTGCTGTTTGTCTTGTGAATTCCAAGAAAGTGCCACCTGTTCGATAATGTGACTGGATGTTTCCTCTGCTYAACTGATTTGACAACCATTCTTCAAATGTCACTGCTTGTGTTATGTGCTTTGATGGTTCGTGAGTTTCCAGGTCGAAGTCGATCGTCARATCTTTGTCTTCAAGCACATTCGATATGTCGTCTAGGCTCTGATGCTTTGTTTCATTTTCTGCGATGTTGAAGAGTGTTCGGACTTTTAGAAGTGATTTATACACACAATCACTTCTTTCCGAGTCAAATAACATTAAAAACAAAGAGACAAATGCAATRACTTTTTCGACATTTGCTTGAGATGGCCTTCTTGCTTGGTGATTCACTTCAACCTTCTGCCTTAATGAGTCTGAAATTCGCTGTGCTTTATCGTGATCGATCTTTTCGACGAAATCTATGAACTCATCAAGTGTTGGCATGACCTTAAACTGATCGTAATACATCTCATACAAGCATACGGTCTCCTTTCCTTCTTTCATCGCAATGAGTTGTGCTTGTGCGAGTTTTGCTTCCCTGTTCTGGATGATTATACCATTGATGATCTTGTAACAGTTTAGGATCAAATTCATGGCAAGAAGTGTGTTGACGAGACGTAACAAGTCAGGTAAAACTTTACTTGTACTGTTAATCAGGTAACATACAAATCTGCCTACACGTATGTGCATGTGATTTGTGATCCTCTCTTTTGTCTTGCTGTATTTGTTGTAAACCTTGTTCTTGCACCTGTCCAAAAACTCTATGCACGATGATCTGCATGTTTTCTCTATATCTCTGTGCATATTTTCTTCTGAAAATTTTCGAGATGAATGCCATACCTTTAATGAGTCCTTTGTTAATGACAACTTTTCCAACGCACTTAGCTCTGCCCATGAACATGCTAATTTTTTCTGTATGGATCTTTCATCAAAATCAGCTAGCAGTCTATTGACAACGCTATAACCATTGCTGATGAGCTGTTGGTTTACTTTCCGTTCTTCACTCATATTACTAAGTGTCTGTACTGCTATTGTTGCTGATAGAGTTAATTGTCTTGAACTCAAAATCACCGACAACAGCTCTTCACTCTTTGATGAAATGATTTCGAGCTGCTTCTCAATAGCTTTTGAAGCTGATACACGATGTGATAACTGCTCCATGATTGTTAGAGCTGTTGCGAGTTTTGTGTCGGTGTGTATGAACTGTTCAATTGCTCGTCCAAGGGAACCACTTCTATGCATTGCAATCAAGAGCGATGGTGAACAAACACTCAGGATTATGAGATATGGTTCTTCCATTAAAAGGTCGTGCATAAGTCTTGGTTTATACACACATTTTATCAAAAGATTCATCGTTGATTCTTTGTTATGCTCTTCTTGACTCCCTGCCCTTCCTCCTACAATGTAATGTTTCATTTCTGACTTCATTGATTCATGAGCGAAATTAATCAATTGTGTGACTGTGTTTGCCTTTAGGATATGGTATCCTGTTTCAATGGAGCCGTATGAATCTAACACATGCATCGTTTGCGTTTTATGGTCAACCAAAATTCTTGGTAATTCTGCTGATGCAGTGTCTGGGAAAAACAGTGTAAGCATATGGCAAAAAGATGCGATATCCATCATCGACGGCCACTGTCCAAGTTCAGAAATAACTACATCTCTAACCATTTTTGTGAAGTTCTTTGCATTTACCTCTGGAACGTTGACAAGCATTGCAAGGAAAATATTAACATAACAATATCCATCTTTTGTTATGAATAATTTCTCCCTCTCATTTGCTGGTAAATCAACTAACTTCGTATCACCCGTGTTGCCAATTTTCAAATGTCTTTGTGTTGGCATGTACACTTCTGAGTATTGTGGTGTCCCGTCCTCATTTGTTACACAGCAACATGGATAAATAAAATTTCCATCTCTCCTGCTCACACATGCTTCAGTTACCGGAAGTTTGTCAGTGCTTATCCCCTCCAATGACTTTCTAAGTGTTTTCAAGTTCATTGAAACAATTAAATTGTTTATAGCTAACTTTCGCCCACCGTTTGGATTCTTCCGGTACACATACTTCTCATATCCGAGAGACGGGTCAATTTCTTCAAAATAATTATTGAAGAATCTTTTCGCATGATGCTCTCGGTCACCCCATTGGAAATTTCCATTTCGATCCAATTGATTGTCGCACATGAGATATCTATTTATGTGTGCTTTACCTGATATTTTATTCCTAAAATGTTTCAGGTCTCCACGTGCAATTGAATCAGTTCGATTCCGTAGATATCGTGCAATCTCCAAGAGATGATTTGGGATTTCTTGCTTCTCTGCAACATTTGAAGTTAAACCCTTTCCCATTATTTCATTGATTCGTTTGATGTGTGTGAATGGTGCCTCTGTCTTGTCTCCAACAAGTTGCTGAATTTTCATGATTGCATCTAGGTTTGCATCAAAGCCACTAAAAGCACTAGTTAATGCTTTGAGAAACATGATCATGTGGCTGAATGTTGGATGATTCTTTGAGATAATTTCCGTTTTATCCAACAAAAATTGTTGTAAATATTGGAATAATTCATTCTCATCCATTTCTGTGTATTTAAGCGCACATGTTTTGCAAGTTATTTTGCCACATGGAAATAGTGCTTGTGTGACGATTGCTGCGACTGTCCCACACTCTTCAACATCAAAGTCTGATGAACATTGATGTTCAATGTTTCGTGGTCTTAATTTGACGAAAGTGCTGCTGAATCCTTTCCAGAATTTTTCCCCAGGATTTGAATAATATTGTATCAACTTTCGCGTTCTGTGATTTCGGTACACTCGTGCGTCAACCAATACATCATCCATCATGCCCTGCACTATGAATATATCACCATGGACTGATTCTGCCGGCACTCGCAAGTTGTGTTTGTGTAAGACAAAACCACTTGTTCCTGGTTTTATATCATCTGCTGTTAACATTGCTCTGGAGGTGACAACTTTTGCAACATGGTTGATAATCTTGATCTGCTCATGTGAGACTGCAATATCGAATGGTGTGTATTCACCTCTAAGGTGCTTAACCCCTAGTTGGAGAAATTTGCCTTTTATAGTGTGTTTGAAAACACCTTTAACTGCTGTTTTATCAATGACTTCAATTTCAGCTCCAGTTTTCCTGGCAATATTTCCCAAAGCATGGCATATTTGGAGTATTTGACAGTTCTCCAAATAAATTGGTTTGAAGAATATCTTGTTCTTCATCGATGGTGTTGTGTGAAGTGGTTTCTTGATCGTTGATTCCGCTACACTTTCTGTAGCCATTTTTCCCCCCCCTATCGATATTTTGAATATCTTACTGGGGTCTGCTTTTTGAAATTCTTCTTCTGCTTGAGCGTTCTCACTGAGCAATTGTAAATATGCATTCATTTGCTCTTCAGTGCGAGTCTCAGTATGGAACGATCCATCCTGTTTTTCAACAATCATTGATTTGTTGAATTTGTCATAAGTAACTTTTACTTTGCTCATGGGATCATAAACCCATGGATTTTGTTCTGATGCCTGTTTGAATGGTGGTTCGGTCACAATTACCTGTTTATCACAGGTGTTAGATGTGATCACATTTGTGGCTGGCTTCAAAACTGTTGTTTCGATGATAGCTGGCTTTGTATGAAATGCATTGTCCTTGGTCCAAAAATATGGAACAGTAAAATCGCCAAATCGAAGTGATTGAGTGGAGTTTGCTATTTTGCATGCCATTTTAGTGAATTTTGAATTCTGATTTGCTTATGATTTGCTGTAGAAGTCGAAAGCAATCAAGAAAATCTCATTTTCAGACTTTTTATAAAAAGTCTGAAAATGAGATTTTCTTGATTGCTTTCGGTTATGTTGTATATTGTCTTTAAATTTTT